ATCATTTAAGTCCTGATCTGTGCCCATCTCTACAGTTAAATCATATTCCCTTATCATATCCTGACAATACTCGTTTTCTTTTTTAAGTACAAATGTATTACATGCTGATAAGGTTTCATGAGTTGCCATATTATTTCTTTATAATATAAGTTCCATCATCAAGTAAAAATGGCTGTTTCTTTAGTTTATTTCCCATTGTGTTTGAACCATAGTCAACATTATCTGCCGCAGACCATACATCATTTGCCGACAGAACTGTGGCAATAGGTGGAACGACTGGAAGCCCGTCAGCCCATAAGTCCATCGTTTGTGTATCAAGTGGTGCTTCGGCAGGAAACAAAGTCTTAAAGTCGTCAAAATAGACATAAGCATTAGTTGAGGTAGCATCTGTCATTGTTGATATTTTTACTGTTATCTGACCAAATGTAGTTGTTGGGACAAAAGGCAAAGGTAAGAATTGCCAGTCGGTAGTTTCGGAAGCCTGAACATAGGCTGTCGTTCCATCATCATAATCAATAGTCAGTCGTGGGAGCTGGTGCGTTCCTGCATAATATGTGGCTGAATTTATCTTGCACCACACACCCACCATCATAGTTTTGTCCTGTATATTGCCTGTGGGGATAATAAACTCCCACTCTAAAGGATTTGCTAAGCTTAAAGACTCAAACCTTGCCGCATATCCCCCCGCTGTCCTAGCTGTGGTGTCGGAAAGTCCCGTTCCTGTCCTGTAAATATTTCCATAGGTTGTTAGTGAATAATCTGCATTATCAGTGTCGTTATCCCTGACAACAGCCAGCCTACTTGACGGAGTAGAGTATATAAAATTCGCATTGTATATATTAAGTGCTACTGTTGGAGATTTGAAAATAATATCCATCATAGCACCAGACCCACCCGCTACATCGGTTGTGTTTGCAACTTCATCTCCGAAGTGAAACTCATTTAATATTACCTTTTTAGTTGTTGCAGCTTGTATTACAATAGCTACTGGACAAGCATCAATATAATTATTACTAATATCTTTTGGCAGAATACAGGTTGAAATAGCAAGTGTGCCATAACTGGTGGAAATTGCCCCGCCATAAGCATACCAAAAGTGGTTATTCTTAAATGTGATGTTGGTCCCAATAAGAGATGCCATAAAAGAATAATAATAATCCCCATTTTCAAAATAATTATCCTGTATGTCATAAGTATGGGTTGAAGGACCGCCAGACAAAAGATTTGGATAACTATACAAAATAATATTCCTTTTAATTGTTACCGCCCTCAAGGTTGTATATATACCCAACGATGGGAAACTGGAATACTGAATACCAAAACCTGACACCGCAGTAGTCCTGTAAAAGATGTTATCTGATATATCCATCGTTACAGGGTCAATCGTTACAGTTGTTAGAAAAGCAGTGCCAATAGTTGCACTTGCCGCTGCAACCACACAACAATGTTTTATTGTAAATCCCGTTCTCATTGAAAAAGGGTCAGCATTAAATTCATAACCACCAGCCGCATAATACATAGCCCTAAAAAATACTCCTTCGTTGTAAAAATGATGAGGACCAAGAACATATTTGAATTGAGCACCCGTAGTTGTGTTGACGTTTTCATAGATACCGTATTTTGAAGAAGTAAGGTTCAAAATATGTCCACCAGAAAAATGTTTTGCAGATGCTATTGCAGAATTTATTGTAATGGTTGTTCCTGAAATATTGGTAATCGTTCTAGTTATATTTCCCGTTGAGGCGTTTCTTTTCCCTATGGCTATGGTATCTCCTATACTCCAACCCGTAGTATCAGTTGTTGTTAATGTGGTGTCTCCAATATTTGCGTCAGCCGCAAGAGTGGTTTGCATATATGTTGGATATTCCCCATACCATATAAGGTTTCCGCTCATATTTCCACCCGAATAACTCAAATATATGTAATGAAGTCCTGTGTTCGTTATAATTGTTCCTGTAGGTGGCGTGTCCCAATATACATAAGCCTGTTGTGCGGCAGGAATTGGAGAATCCTCACTCCCTATTTGCCAAGTAGAATACGAACTCATTATCATTCTTCCCTTGATTGTCAATGTATAAGAAGCTTGTGGTGGGTTTTCCCACGAAAAATTTACCATTCCCGAATATGTGTTGTCCGCCCCACGACATAAAATAATTGCATAACTATTTGTGGCGTCTGTCCCATTCACTCCGCTAAAAGTACAGCTTTGGTCAACAACAACAGGGTCTTTGACAATTAAAGCGTCATTTGCTGAATAACTTACTGTGGTATCGCACCAAGTTATATAGGATATTGCCGTGCCATTAGATGTCATTACATAACCAATATCATTTCCCGTTCCTGTTAGCCCAATACTAAATCTCCATTTATTTGGAGTAGTATCTACTGCATACGGAGTGGTAAAAACAAAAGGATAGATTATAAATCTATAACTTTGTCCCGCATTAGTAACAGCTACGGTTGATTGACTTACAGTAACCGAGGCTCTGTCAGTCCAAACAGATGGGGCTGTTTGTTCCTGCAGTTTAACAATATAATCTCTATATCCCGAAACATCAGGTAGTGTATAAGTGGTTAAAATTACACCCTGACAGTTGCCAGCATTTGCAAAAGTTACATCAATAGTAGCGGGGGTTGCTGTAGTAAATGATTTTGAAGCACCAGCACACGAAACATTTTGTGCTTCTGCTCGGTAAAAACCATTTGCCGTTCCTATACCAGCTTGAACTGTAATATCAATCGTACACCCCGAACCACCAGCAGGTGCGACTGTGGTATTTTCCGTACCAGCAGAATAACCAGAACCAACTGTTGTCCTTGAGATTGTCAAAACTACACCAGAACCATCAACTGTCAAAACAGTACAAGTGGCATTTCCATCACCACCAGTTAAAGTCAAAACATCATTAACAGAATAACCACTACCACCCGAGTTTACAGCCACAGTAGCTACTCCCGTTCCATATTTTGAGTTACTACTGTCAGACACCAATATCGCCATTTATTTCTCCTTAACAAGGTTAAGTTTAGTTTTTATACTTTCAAGTTCTTTCAATTCCTCTCGATGGTCTACCATAGGGTAGTTCTCTTTTGCCCACACCAAAAGTTCCTCATCTGTAGGCATTGTCTTTACCCTTTTTTCTATATCGGCTTTCCTTAACTCAAGGTCTTTTACATCAACCACTTCGGCTATGCCGTTTTCGTAAAGAATTGTTTTCCCGTCTTTTGTTGTTAGTGCTTCCATGTATCCTCCTTAAAAAACTACTGAAAATAAGTTGTATGTTAAACTAACATGATTGGTAGCATAACTACCAAGTCCTGTTATTTCTATATCTAAATTACCGTCAGGACCAACATTATATCTGGGCATTGGTGCCCATTTTTTTGTTTTTACATCATAAGCATATGATTTAACCGGTTTACCACCATCAAGAGCCATAAGAATTACCCAACACCCATTTTAATATTTCTATCTGTTTTTCCATACCATAAGCAAATTTAAGCGATTCATCACTATTTTTCCTAATCATTCCCAATCTCATCTGTTCCAATTTTTTTATTCTCTCTTCAACTTCCACTACTTTTCTAAATCCGCCTCTTTCAATAATCATTCTTTTGATATCTCTAAAAAACCACCTAATCTTAGGACCTATTAAATGTATACGATGTTTAATTGTCATATTACCTTTCCCTGACACTTAAAGACACTTCAAATGCTTCATCCCTAGTAGCGTTTTCAAGAGTCATAGTATAAACACCATTAAAGGGAATATTTACCTCATCATTCAAAGTACCGGTAATATCAGATTGATTATAAATAATCCTATTTTTATCATCAGTTAGATAAAAATCATATTCAGTATTTGAAGTCGTAGGTTTAACTAGAATTTGTTGTAATAAACCATTTATGGCTACAGTATTACCATTCCATGTACCAGATAAAGTAGCTGCACCAATAGGACGTTCTATATGAACAAGTATAGACATATAAGTCTATTATACTCTTAAATTTGATCTACGAATATTTCTGAAATTCTTTTTAAAGGAACTTTAATATCTTTACCATCTACTTCCTTATGATAATATCCCCAAACATCAAAATCTTTACCCTCATTCATAACTGGAGGATAAAGATCACCTATATTATTCCAGTAAGGATGATCCTCCGGTTTATAATAAGGATCTTCAAGTGTTCCGGAAGCAAATAAATCTTTAGATTTTGTCCAATGATGCCAGACCCATGATTTACTAGTTGCCACAACTCTATAACCTCTGACATAAGCTCTGGCATTCCAATCATAATCCTCCCCTGATCCGGGGAAAAAATGCTCATCCAGAAGCCCGATCTTTTCAAAAGCTTCTCTTCTAAAATACGGCATCGAAAATGCAGCTCCATCTACTACTGTACCGGAGATTTTTCTGGGGTAAGTTTTAGGAAGTTCACCCTTATAATTTGTAAAATCACCTTTAATAAGATAGTCATATTCTTCTTCAGAATACTCTTCTTTATATGGAAGAACCTCTGGATTATAACTTACCCCATATCCCCAACCAGCCACTCTAGGACTCATAGGCACTACAGCCATAATTCTTTCTTTATCCATTTCAAAAGTTTCAAAAATACCATTAATCCATCGTTTGTTCATAATTTCAATATCATCATTTGATACACATATATAGGGAGTTTTCCAATGCAGAGCATGAAGAATCCCTTCATTACAGGCTTTAGAATAACCCAGATTCCGAATCGGATGCAGATATAAATGAACTTTATCTTTTATATAATTCCAAACTTCAGGTCTGACTCTGTTTTTACACTGATCAATAACAACCACCCGAAATGATCCAGGTTCGGAATATTTCCATAATGTATATAAATATCTACTGATATAAATATCATGTATTAATGGTACGATATAAGTTATCTCTGGTTTCATAAAAACTTAGTATAATTCTGACTAGTTATTGTTTCTCCGGGAAGAAGCGTAGACAAATATGCTTGTTCTACTTTTTCCTCTTCTCCAAATTTAAATCCCAATTTGGAAAATGTTTCTGGATTGAGAACCCAATGTTTCCTGTTTTCTACTATTAAAAATACCTGATCTCCAGATCCCCTGACAGCCCGGTATTTATGTTCAACAGGTTTATCCAATTCCACAACAGGAGCAATAGGTCCTACCGGAATAGGAGTATTGTTTTCCGGAACTACCTGTGCCTCCTGAACCGGAGGATTAAGATCTATGGGCGGAGGAGGAATAATACCACCGGGATTATATGTATCTACCATAAGATTCACCACCTTTCTAAGTTAAACCAATAAACTCATCAAGCTCCTTAAAATATCTTTTTTCGTCATAATGATTGACTACAAATGATCTATATTCTTCCGGCTTGTATTCTTTTTCAATAAATCTTTCATACATCCGATTATAAGTTTTATTCGCATAAATACTCCAAGTATCAGAAACTCCTCTCCAATTACCAAGTACCGGCTTTATTCCTTTAGCCATAGCTTCTGCTGTAGCATAAGAAAATGCTTCTTTAGTTGAAGCTATAAAGAAATAATCTTTATCATCCAACCAGCTTGATATATCATCTCTATATTCATACCAGAATACGAAATTCCTCAAATCCAAACTATCCAAAAGATGCTCGCAATAATCATTGTACTGAACATGAGATGAATAACTTCCCAGAATATGTAATTGCCATATCAAACCTGTTTTATCCAAAAGATCTCTAATCATCATTAAAGCTATATCAAGCCTTTTTACATCCCAAATCCTCCGGCTGCCTGTTACATATGCCACCCTTCGAACAGGTTTAGTAAAGTCAGCCGGAGGTCGTAAATAAAATTTGTCCAGATTGATTCCAGGTCTAATCAGCTTTACCTTTTCCGGAGGAGTTATTTGGCTTAAAACCATCCTCATAATATGAGGAGAAATAAATGTTAAGCCATCAACATAACTCCAATCTACTGCCTGTGGTTGTCCGGTCCATGCTTCAATATCTATACAATTAGCATAAACCTTACCACGTTTAGGTAATTTCTGAGTGGAGATTTCCACCAACTGATTGTCTGCCGGATAAACAAAAACAATATCACAATCAGCCATTTCCTCAAATGAACCATTATAATTAACTTCATGTCCCAAAGTTTTCCAATGGTCTATTATTGGATTTGTAAATTTACCTCTCCATGAATCTAAGACAAATATTTTCATATTATTTGCAATACCAACACGGCGGAGTAGGAAAGTTTGGTGCCGGTGGAGTTGGAAAATTCGGAACCGGCGGTTTCACCACTGGAGGTGCCGGTGGAGTTGGAAAATTTGGCACCGGAGGCTTCACCACTGGAGGTGGTGGAGGCGGTGGAAAATTCGGAACCGGCGGTTTCGGAAATATACACGACCACGCAAACATTAAATATGGCAACATATCATTCACCACCTTTCTTTTGTGCCAAAACAATTACAGAATTAGGCTCTTGATTACCTTCCCATACACAATAGGTTTCTAAGGTCCTGTAATGGCTCAAAATCGTCTGAATATCATTAAATGCTACTCCTCTATTATCTGGATAATAACCTTTTCCCGGAAAAGCTATAAGTAAATAACCGTTTGGTACGAGAATACGGTGTATTTCACTATATGCCTGTTCAATATGATCCAAAAATTCATGAACCCCAATCATAATGACCAAAGAAAATTTATTATCCGGAATCTGCGGACAATTCTGAATATCCGCCACCAAATCCGGTTTATATCTTTCAGCAATATCAATCGTAATGTAGGGACACTGTTTCCCTGGGTTCCAAAAAAACGGTTTGTAATCCCAATTAGTATCAGTCCCCACAAATAGAACTTCTTCCCCTGTTTTTAGAATAGAAGCCATTCTTGGCATGAGCCAAGTATTTAACAAATATCTACCTTTACTAGTTGATTCCAGATCCCCGATTTTCATAAAGCTTAACAAGCTCCAGCATTTCTGGAACTGCCTCCCTTTCTGTTTTCTGCCACGCATGGAAGTATAGTGAATGCCCTTGATAACTTCCATCTTTTACTTCACGAATAAATTTTTGAATATCATAACTTTCATTATCTATCTTAAACCCCATCATGTCGGCTGCTTTTTGCATTTCTTCACTATATCTATTCCATGGCGGAAACCAAATTGTCGGAATTTTTTGAAATAATGCCCATGTCATCCATTTACAGGCAGAAAGATCACGAACACATTCATCAAAGGTCATCTTGTCATATTCTTCATGCTGCCAACCGTGAATCTGAAAATCCCAATATGGAGTATTTCTCATATAAGTAATAAGTTCTGACCGGAAATTACCCAAATGCCCAAACTGAGCAAACTGGAGTACAGCTATCTCTGTTACTCCCGCTTCTATAAATTTCTCATGAACCTCAATATATTCTTTAGAATCCATTCTAAAATCAAAATCATCATGTCTAATCTTTAGTTTCATAATTTTTTACCTATAAACATCCCTATTCTTTTTTCATTTTGAAAATATCCATCAACTACATCCAATTTCTCCATAAATCCATTTAAAACCGCATCTTCTAAAGCATTTCTAATACCATCATATAAATAATAATCATGAGCTAATATAATACCATTAGTCTTAACCAGTGTTCCCCAAGACAATAAATCATTAGATACTCCATTATAATTATGAACTCCATCTATAAATAATAGATCTATTTCTTTTTTATCCCAACTATAAGCAGCTTCTAAAGATGTCATTTTCATATAAGATAATTTATCTTTTTCAGGTAAACTGTTATGAAAACTTTTAAAAAACTCATTATCTATTGGATCAATCGTTATAACCTTAACTGATGGTTTTGAAGAGATAGTCATTATAAAAGCCGATCCTCCAAAAGCTGTCCCTATATCCACAATCAAACCATTATCTCCAACTTGACCAGCATATTCATATAATATTTTTTTATCTTCTTCAGTTAAATATGCTTTAACTGTTTTGACTTTATCCAAAACTTCTTCAAATGTCATATTTATTCTTTAGTATTATAAAAAATACAAATAAAAGTTACTCCAATCCTAAATGAAAAAAATACTTTCCACACATCATCTACAAATAACTCCAAAAAACTTTCTTCGGTAGGAAATACCGACTTATGGGTATGATCCCCTTTTTCATGGTATTCCTGCTTTTCTTCATCCCATTCAAGAGTCTGATATAAAGGAACTGACATAACTAAATATTTTTTAGTAGCTTTTTTTAATTTTTTAGCAAAATCACCCGGTTTATATAAATGCTCTAAAACTTCAAACATAACTGATATATCAGATTCTGGAAGATCTATTTTCTCCAAATCCGCTACCTGATAATCAATATTAGATCTTTGAAAATCATGGATACAAGAATCAATATTCTGCTTCTCCATATCAAAACTAAACAGCTTTTTAGCGTGTTCAGCCAGAATATAACTTCCATATCCTGTCCCGCAACCAAGATCCATAACCGTATCATCTTTAGTTATAAATCCAGAAGCCATATGATATCTAAACCGATGTAACTTAATATTTCCATCCATTTCTTTATTTAATTTAGCTGCTATTGCATAACCCATATATCTATTCCTGTCCCTTTCAGGATTTCCTCCCGATCATCATGAGGAAGAGAAGATACTTCTCCGTGCCCATGTTCTGCGGGAGTTAAATTATTATCATAACCCCAATTATTATTACCAAATAAATGCCAACAACGGATATTATTTGCCCATCCAACTTTCATACCCATTTCCTTTAATTTTAAAGAAATCCAATATTCCTCATGACCTCTTAATTCCCTTTCATCTCTCCATGCTCCAGCTTCTTTAATAAAATCAGTTCTCATAATTCTTAAATATCCGGGCACATGGGAAAACTCAATGATATCCTCTGTTTTACCTTCAAAAATATTTCCAGTTCCAACTAATATTTGAGGTCTACAACCAATAGCTGCATATTCCGGATTTTGGTCTATTAAATCTATCATTTGATCTAACCAATCAGGATCATATTTATAAGCCATAATGTCATTATCAGTAGATATAAAAAGCCTTGAATCCACAAAAGTCATAGCCCTATGTTTGGCATATTCCAGACCATAATTCTTATCCAGATTAACCAGTATGTCTATATAACCGGACTTATAATAAATATCCAAAATCTGATGTGTTTCTGTTTCGGATCCATTATCAACCACAATCAATCTGTATTTATGTTTAGTATTATTGATAATTGAATCTAATGCCAATCTGGTAAAATTCGGTCTGTTCCAAACCGTCATAACTATATCTACCTTACATTGGTCCGCCATATTGGTCCAGCCTCCTCTCCAAAACTATAATCCGGATCTTCCTTAAACCGGTGTCCATAATGTGAATGAACAAAATATAAAGCCGTATCCAGATATTTACACTTATTTTTTCTAGTTAACATATAGAAATAAAGCCAATCTTCACCCCACGGATTTCCCAAAGAGTTATATGCCTGTTTCTGTTCATTCCAAAAAAATGGCTGTACTTCAGGATAATAATCCATTGCCCACTCGGAAAGTTGCCACAAACCTAATTCCGGAATTTTTCCGATTTGTTCAAAAAGTTCCCTTTTAAAAATAAAAGATCCAGCTCCAACCGTACCTGATCCAAATGGATGTTCTCCAATATCATCCATATTAATAAATTTTCTAATATTAACTGTATAATCATATCCAAAAATCAGATGATTCATATTAAACATTTTGTAATCAGGATAAATTAAAGAAGCCTTATTCATAGCTTCCAAATAAACTGAAGAATATTCATCATCACCATCAAGCCATGTAATCCATTCTCCGGAAGCATTTTCCATTGCTAAATTTCTGGCTACCAACCTTCCGCCTTTCTCAACAAGTCTGATTACTTTAATTCTTTTATCTTTAGGGATTAATTCTTCAACCATAGGCTGACATTTATCATCTACTATCACCCATTCAAAATCTTCAAATGTCTGGGTTAGAACAGAATTCATACAGCGGATAAAAAGTTCATATCTTGGCTGCCGTTTATTATCTTCATCATCCTTAGTAAAAACTACAGGAGTGCAGATTGAAAATTTCATACTATTTTCCTTTCTTCCATTGGTTGAGTCGTAAAATTATTAATCTCATTAATAGATGGAATATAGCTATCCTTCACTTTTTTCCAACATTTCCTGCATAAAGGATTTGCCCATTTCAAATATTCGCATCCACACCTTCTGCATTTTATAAACTCCATTTTGGCACTCATACTTTTTTACTGCTAATCAGATACTCCTGATTAAGCCTCTCAATAATTTTAAATAAATCAGAATTTGTATATGTAGCAAAAGCCTTTAAGTCTTTCGGAATACAATGTCCTCCAGCTCCTCTTCCACCCTTATCAATTATATTAAAATGGTGTTTAGACCCCCATGGATGATAGTGCAAAACATCATGAATTTTTCCATAATCTGCTCCGGTCTTTTCACACATATCAAAAATTTGATTGGCAAATACAACTTTAGTGGCTGCAAAAACATTAAAAACATACTTAATCATTTCGGCAGTTACCGTATCGCATTTTATTTCCAACTTACATTGAATCGGTTTCCATAATTCACTTACAGCTTTTAATTCCGGCATAGCATCTGCTCCAATAACTTTTATTCTGGGATGGGCTGCGTCAAAATCAGCAGTTGATTCTGACAAAAATTCCGGATTAGAAACTACCATAGCTCCACCTACTTGTTCTGATAAATATCTACAAGTTCCCGGAAGCACAGTAGATCTAATAACAAAAATATTTCTATTACCATATTCAATTATCTGTTTTATATAATCAAGTATCACCTGCACCGAAGGACCCTGACCACCTTTCTCGTCTGTCGGAGTCGGAAGGCAGATGATGCAAAATAATTTTTTCGATGCTTGTTCTAAAGTTATATTGGCTTCCGATTTGCTAAAATAGTAAGGAATCCTCAAAGCTCTGGCAGTTGCCTTACCGACAAATCCAAATCCTAAAACAAATGCGTTTTCCATATTATTTTACCGGTGGAACATAATTGAGAAGAGGTTCAAGTTCTTTCTCAAATATACTATCCAAATTCCGATCCCTCCTTAATTTGGTTTTTAATGATAATACTCTATTATGAACAAATTCATAATCTAAACATTTAGCAAGCTGAAGATAAAACTCCTGTTCATTATTTGGAGTTGTAGTAGTATTCCCATCCAACCCTGTCATCATATCAATATTACTGGAAAACTTTGCCTGATAAGGCTCCCAACCAAATATATCCCTGAAAGGCGGAAAATCAAAATTAACTACCATAGCAGTTCCCGATATTCCAGCTTCCTGAGTAATTAACGAATAACTTTCAGATACACATGGCATAACAAAAACATTTGATAAATGCATAAAATCAGCCACAGTTGAATATGGTACTTCTACATTCCAATCCGGCAGATATTCACTGGTAAAAGTAATCTCATCATCATTTAATCCCCAATCTATCGCAATCTGTTTCAACTCATCACGGTAAACTACCTTATCTCCTCCGGTTGAATGAAAATCAGCCACAATCAATCTGACAGTTTTTTGAAGTTTTTTAAAACTAGCAATTATCTTAATTACTTTTTCCACTTGTTTACCCCTATCAAGCCTGACTGGATAGGTGCAGATTATGTCCGCCTGATGAATCTTTTTGGCTTTAAACAAATACCAAGCATTATCATCAATTTTATAAAATGCTTTCAAATCAGTCGGATGATGAATTATCTTTACATCCTCATCATCCACCTTAAAGTTATTAGCTATCCGGGGAATCGAATAATGATTGAAGAATACATAAAAGCTATTAGGAAACTTATCTTGAATGATATTCACATATTCATCTACAAAATATGGTCTTAAATCCTGAAGCGTATATGGACTTGTAGCTGAATGAATCCAATGAAGCCATCTAATTTCGGGTCGCCTTTTAGCTATTCTCTTAGCAGCAATCAAGTGTTTTACAGCTGCCGTCTGGTAAACAATATCATGAGTTAATACTACCCGGCAATCAACTAAAGCCAATGATAATTCTTTTTCTATAGCTAGAACATCCTGATCGAAAGTCGGATCACATTTAATTTCATTAAAAACCGGAACATCCGGAATATGCCTTATTTCAACTGCCGGATCAGCAAAATCATAAACAGGAATAAAATTCTGCCCGACTATCACCACCGGTTTATAACCATGATCCACTAACATTCGAATCTGATTCATGACTACACGGTTAAGGGAATAAGCTTCACTATACTGTGAGAATGTGGTAAAGATTGCAATCTTATTACTCATATTATTCAATACAAAACTCCTCTCTACAATAAGGACATATTACAAATCCCTTATGTTTTTTTCTTGTTACAATAATTAAATTTTCAAGTCTATTATCATTACGAATTCCATTTTTATGATGGATAATTTCATCTTTTTCTAAATATCTACCTAATTTTTCTTCCACCATTAAACGATGTAAAAGAACATAACCATTAACATTATTAGGATGATCTGTATTGCGGATAGATGTATATCCCTGTGATGTAATATGAACTCCCCCACGCCAATTAGTTACTCCTTTACCACGCTTACCATAATTGGGATTTTTTTGCCCACTAATATCAGGCTTATGAGAATATTTTGCTACTTTCGTAGCCATACGCAGATCCTTTCCGGCATTAGTCAGATTAACTTAATCGTAAGTTACGCTAACATCTACCGATGTTTTATTACTGGTTACTGAAACACCTGTATCAAAATATTTACCCTTTGGATATACCAATTGTATTGTTTTTATCTCATCTGTCAATACAACTTTTTCTTTACGGTTTTCAGAACTATATATTAATCCATCAGCAATAGATACAACAGAATCACCAGTTCCTTCATTGGTAATTGTTATTGCCCACACAACACACGACTGACCAACAACATTTGTTCCAGCATCTAATACAGAAATATCTTCTGCATATACTGATTTTCCTTGTGATAATGATATATCTGTCATGTAAATACTCCTTTAGAATCAATCTTTTCAACTTCTATTCCCGGTCCGACCCATTCTACTCCGTCAGCATCAATTCCATTACTTATATCTGCCGGACTGGTAGCATTTTGAGCTTTATTAGACATAATCTGCATATCATCAGAATTGTCGATCTTTGCTTTTATCTGAATCTGTTTTCTATCTATTTTCGGAATCGGAGTTGGACCGCCTCTTTTATTAGGAGGTTCTACTAATTCCAAAAATGGATATCTCTCCAGCAAAAACTCACCTACTTTTTCCTCAACCAATCTTTTTTGACCAGAAGGAATAAAATATATATAACCTTCAAATCCTACCTCAATTGGCGTTTCTGCCGTATTATTAATAACCTTCATATTTTTAAAGTAAAGTTGTACTAGTAGACGAACTAGAGCTACTTGAGCTGGTAGTTGTTACACTAATACTGGTTGTTGTAATACTAGTTGAAGTTGATACTGATGTAGTTGTAATAACAGTAGTTGTACTGGTTGATGTAGTTGTCATTTGAATATAAATCCATCTTGAACCATCATAAACATAAAACTTACCTGTTGAAGTATCAAAATAAACTCTACCAGTATAAAGCTCAGTTCCTGTCGGAGCTGAACTTAAAACATCTACCTGCATTGCCTGTGATCGTAATTCGCTAAATGATGTCATAATAATTATGTTGTATAAACCAATGGTACATATAACCAACGATTTACACAATAAAACCCTAATGCTTCTCTACCATCAACCGTATTAATATATACATCTCCGGTCTCCGGTGTCGGATCTGTCGGATCAGAAGTGTTATCCCGAAATTTTGTTGTTTTTCCCTTATGTGGTAATTGTAAATGTGTTACTCCCATATATTTAATTATATCAAGTTGTACTAGTACTTGTCGTACTTATACTTGTACTTGTCGTACTTAATGATGTAGTTGATACACTAGTTGATGTAGTAGAAATACTGGAACTAGTTGTTGAAATACTAGAACTGGTTGTACTAATTGATGTACTTATCGAAATAGAACTACTGCTTGAAGTAGTTGTTGTTGAAATTGAAGTTGTAGTTATCGAAGTTGATGTTGAAACTGATGTTGTTGTAGTTGAGGTTGATGTCCCCAATACAGCTCCCCACCATTGAGTACCATCATAAACATAAAATACTCCACCAGTAGGATCTAAATACATATCCCCAGCAATCGGAGTAGGATCAGTTGGAACCACAGAGCGTACACGAACTTTATGTGTACTTCCTCCTACGCTTCCCTGAAAAGTTGAATAACTGCCCATAATTTTTTTAACCTGTTTTTATTGTAAATATATAAAAAACACTTGTCAAATAATTTCTAATTGGTGGCTAATATCTACTGCTTACTTCAGACAATATTCCGATTTAGGCATTGAATACTAGTTATTTAAAAAGCTACCACCATCGCTTCATTTTGACGCTTTAGGTTAGGATGAATACGCTCCGCCATCACCTTTTGAACCCCAAACTCCTCGCCAATCACTCCAGCCTTTTGAGCATCGCATTCTTGTCTTAAATAAGGCATAGCCTGTATCAAAGGAGTTATCCTGCTTGAATTCAGGTCGGACTCTCCAGAACCAGTTAAGTTCATGAAGTGAACTGTCCAACAAGAACCATGCAGTTGTTGAAGAAAGCCAATCCCAAGAGATGACTTTCAACATTCCCTGATAGTAATTGTAATCATTATCAGCAACTCCGGACCTTAATTGCGATTTGGTAATGATTTGTGCGGTTTTTTCCAAAGCCGGAGGGCAAATTAGAGTATCAGCTTTCGCCATAATCTTCATGCCTTTATCATCCAGCTGTCCCCGCATAGCGAGTAATCCTGTATTCAAATTAGCTTCAGTCAGAGTTATACCTGTTGAAGAAGCATTTGACTGTGCTGTACCACCATCTGCTCTAGGATGAGCTGTGGAACACAGATATTTTGCATCTCCGCCAGTTCCTGACGAGAAAGCATTATTGAATACTATCGAGGCAAGATATTCAGCCGTTCTACGACTAGCTCTTGCCAAAGCTTGTGGTTTTTTATTGATGACATTATACCTATCATCCTCATAAAGCTCTTCGGATACTTTGAAACCCTTCGTATACTTCAAATGTACATATGAAACATCGTACATCTGAACCGGATCTTCATAAGAAATAGCTCCACCCTCAGCAGTTTGTGTCAAAAGACCAAAACCGGTTACGGCTGAATCTTTTTCCGACTCATTGCTTGAAGAGTTAACCTTGAAAATTTTGCTGAATATTTCCGGAATTTCATCGTATTTGTCGTCAAACATTTTACGAAGTCCGGGTTCCAGTAAATCTCCGAATGATGGTTTTAGTGCCATAATTTATTCCTTTATGAAGCCGCCCAGCCAAGTTGTGATTGACTGATACGGAAAAGTCCACCGGAATCCTCAGTTGATCCATCTCCATTTACAGTTACCAACTCAATAAGTTGAAACTGCGAGATAGTTGCAGAACCAGAACCAGTTACCTGATCTGAATTAGCTGTAGTATCAAAATATAATCCTACTTCAGCCTGAGTTAAAGTTGAATCAGCTTCATTAAAAAACAAAGCATCAGGATCAATATTAACAACCCCTAACACGGTATCTGTAGTTCCAGGAGTATATGTGTCATCCCCAGATTTAGTACCTGTTACAGTAGCATTAGTTTGGAATATATTCTGTCCATTAGCAGTTACAAAACCCTCTAAAATACCGAGAATTGATTCTGAGGTAGCAGCTATTGTTAAATAACCGCTGGTCCACTGAACCGCATCACCGATAGTTAAAGCAGTAGATGTATTGGCTGCTAAAGGAACCTGAATCCGTAGTGGAGCTTCCACTCCGGGTCGAAGGTTTCTTGTATACCAAAAGCCTTTAACTGAAGCACTTTTAGCCATAATTGAAAACCTCTACCAAATTACTCAATTCATCTATCTGCCGGGGGTTTATCTTTTTGTAGATTTCTTACCAGAAAGATATTGCTCTTTAGTAAGACCCATCTTTGAAGCTACTCGCAATTCATCTGGCGTTAGATATTCTTCACTCTTTCCGCTTTTAGCTGAAAGATTTCCGATTCTACCGTCATCTAAATCATCTTCATCTTGGGTTCCCGACTTTGCTTTATCTACGAGTTTATCGTAATTTGCAACGATATAAGCATCTTCCAGAACTTGACCCAACCTCCGTAAATCTACATCAGTCAGGTATTGCCCGGTGGTTCGTTTTATTACGGAGCCAATCTTTTCACGGATTTGCTTCCGTTCATCGGGCGATAATTTTGTAATGCCCTTCTTTTCTTCAAATTTAGCTAATATCAAATCTGAAGTAACACTCCGGACATCTTCAAGATTACCTTCCTTTTTTCCGTCAGGCTTTTTGTCTTTGGAATCATCGGTGTTTTTTTTGAACTTAGCTTCTACTGCTTTAAAAAGTTCAGGATCATCCTGTACTTGTTGCAAGATTGGTTGAGCTATCTCAACAAATTGTCTTGCGTAACCAAGTTCCTCTCCTTGTTCACCAAGTTTCTTTTCCAAATCCTTATAAGCCTTCGCCAGTTCTTCAGGACTCTTAAACTTGCCTTCGGACAATTTTGTCCATTCCGCTTCACCCGGTTCCTGCTTTTTGTCGGTTTTCCCAGATTCAGAACCTTTTTCATCTGGAGCCTTTTTATCATCATCATCAGCCATATTTCTCCTTTCGGGTCCCTTAAGGGATTATCCTTTCAGATATAACTAATACTAATCATATAGTAAATACTTATTAACTTTATGTCAAATTATTACCAACTTCCGCCTCCACCGCCCCCTGATATATTTCTTGCAGCCTGTTTTAACTGTTCATCAATTGAAGGACCACCTGAAAGCCAAGCTTCAACCATAGTCGGTTTATACTGTTGAATAGGAGCAATTTGAGTTACTGACGGAGGCTTGTAATTTTGAGCAATAGCCTGTTCTTTAGTTAGTGGTTGTTGTTTTTGCTGAGTAGGAATATTAATTTTTGTTCCAATCGGCAATTTCCTCGGATCTCCGGAATAACCCTGAAGCTGTTTCCATAAATCTCCACTACCCAAATACCTTTGGGCTATTCCCCATAAAGTATCTCCCGGTCTAACCGTATAAGTATTTGTTGCTCCCTGCATATATCCGGCTTGAATTGGAGATATTAACTTATTTTTAAGATTATTTACCCAATTTGGAACCATATCAACTGCTCCCTGATACATATTCTGCATAAAAGATGGCTGATAATTTCTAAATATCTGAGTATAATCTTTTGGTCCTGGAATAGGTGTCGGAGTTGATTTTACAACAGGAGCTGTAGAATTTGCAGATCTAGCTCCTGATACTAATTGTCCATATCTTTTAGCAGCTGAAAATTCAGCTCCTTTAGCTGGTCTTTGACCATTTCTTGAAACATATGCTACCAAATCTTGTCCCTTCAAACCCTTTTCTCTACCCTGAACATAATAACGATAAAGATCAGTTAATGATAATCTAGCGTTATATGTAGGATCTAAAAGATTTTCAACTGAATGACCTGTACCTCTACCTCCACGTCTGTTATTTTGATAAAGTCCATATGATTCTTCAATATTACTTATATTTTTAGAATTTGGATTACCTCCGGATTCAGCTAAAGCTATAGCATGAGCCACCAACCTAAACTCCTCATCTCCTGGAGCTATTTCATTTGCAACTGAATCAATAATAACACCAACATCTTCCATTAGTCCTCTTTTCTTTTAGAACATTCTTCAAATGTTTTAAGAATTTTTCTTAACTCATATAATCTGCCTTCCTCCCATGCTTTTTTACGGGATAGGTCAGGATCGGATGAGTTAATTTTAAATGTTCCTATAACAATATTATTTTCCTCTATTTTAAAAAGTTGTTCAAGTGATTTAAATTCAGGTCTTGATCTAAGCATCGCCAAAGCCTCTTTATGTTCACTTGATATATCAGGTAATTTTTTCATTATATTTTACGACCCATCTGAATGCCGGTTTGTGCTCCCTGCATCCCTGATGGCATTTGTCCTCCGCCCTGATTCATGCCCGGTGCTACTGCTGCTTTAGCATTATTTACTCCTCCAAATGATTTTGGGGACGGAACTATCCCTCCACTTCCGCCTTGAGGATTTCCCATACCCATTTCTCCACCCATTCCCTGACCCTGACCCCTTGCTCCTTGAGCCATTAATTCTCCGATTACATGATTAGCAAAAATCTGGAGCGTTTTTTGATCTTCAGGAGGAACAAGTTCCTTAAAATCCTTACTTTTCATAAATTCAATATGAAGTTCGGTGTGAACCGGAGAAGCATAAGGAGTTGGACCGATTTCCTTGCCATTAATCATCTCATTATTCTCAACTGATGCCAATTCCACCATTTTTTTAAGCATTTCACCTTCCTGCTCCTGTCCGAATCCGCCTTCTTCCGGATTTTTTATCTTATACTCATCAGGATCATAATCTCCGGACTTAAAAAGCATTTCAGCCAACTTCCAAGGATCAACTGTTGGATTTTGGATAAGCCTATCATACATTTCCATGTCTTTTTGCTGTTTTAATGGCTTTGAAATAGGAATTTGGCTTGAAGCTTTATACCTAATATCATATCCCCCGTGAGTTGGAAGAAAAAACTCCGGTTTTATCTCAAAAAATGTAAAACCCTTATATGGCTCTTCCTTAATTTGTCCGGTTTTGTCATCAACAATTAACTTTTTATCCCTAATTCTCATATTCCGATATGATTTTTCCATCGGAACACCATCTTGGTACTCAAGTTTTCCAGCTCTTTCCAAAAATGCCAGTTTATTTTTATATTCTTCACTCTTTTTATCTCCTAATATAGCCTCAAACTTAGGTTGGGAATAATACTGCATCATATTGGGAACTCTCAACCTTCCAACATCCACCAAAAAGTCATTTTTAATGCCATAAACCTTCATGTTAATCCTTCTAAGAGTCGCTTCTTTCAAAATTGCTGCCTCAGTTGCAGTTCCAGCTTGTGAAACAGACTGCTGCCTCTCATCCATACCTGTTACCCTGACCTTATCATCATTATTCATCTCCAAAGTTTTCCAAACTGATAAAGGAATATCGGAATATTCAGGAAATCTGGCAGAATTCGGATCTCCCACGGGAATAATTTTATGTGGAGCTGCAACTGCATCCTCATCTTCAATAGTTAAAGCATCAGAAACTAAAATCGGCTTATCAATATCAAGGTGATTTCTGTCAATTATCATCCTTCTTAAAGTATTCTGCTCTTCCTGAAGCCCTTTTAGAAGAGTAGCTTCGCCTTTGGCATAAAACTGATGGGGTCTTTTAACATCAATGGCTCTGGCAAACGGAAGCTGCTTATGCTTATAAGGGTTTGGTCCGTCTTTTATTAACACATCATTGGCTACGATTGCCAATTTATCCTGTCTTTTTGACCAATACCACAAAACTTCAACCTCATCAGCTCCAATAGCCTCCGGAGGCTTATACCATTCGTAGTAATTAACATCTCCCCCCGGGACAACAAATTTGGCATTTCCAAACGGATCCCATTTACCCTGAAAGAAATTTCTGAAATCATCATAATTCATGATGTATCTTCTAATACAATCTTTAGCCTGATACGGTCCATCAAAACTCCTTCCGGTTTCATCTACATAAAAGTCCTCTAGTTTAACAGGCTCAAGATAACAGTCATCATATTCAACGGCTCTCTGGGTTTTCCAACCACCATTTTTCTTGTCAGGAACTAAAATATCCCTCTCATTATGCCAAAAATACTCCTGACCGATGCCGGTTCCAGTTATAAAAGTTTCTTTTAAAATATCAAAAAGTGCCACATCGGATTTGGCTATATCCCAACTCCATTGAAGAGCATGATTGACAATAACCGCTTTGGGAACATCTTCAAAACCTCTGGGAATTGCCCAAGGCATTAAATCCTGATTAACAATTTCTGATAGTATTGCTTCAATAACAGACGTAGTAATGGGGATATAAATATCAGACTGCCAATCATCTTCCGATTTTTCCGGCACAAACTGGTCCCAAGCCTTATACGAATCATCCCATTCTTTTTCAAATTTACTTCTGCTATCAGCCATATCGGTTTTTCTTTCATAAACCATGCGGATTTCATTAATTTCAGAATCTTTAGGAACATAAGATTTCCTGATTTCAGGCTGTTTTTTATTATCTTTTGGAATAGATTCTGCCATATTAGTATAAATATCGTTTTCTAATATCCCGATCTTCTATATCAGGATGACGTTTACTTACATATTGGCTGGATCTGTTTTTAGGAGGAAAAGCAATCTGAAGCTGATAAGCTAATGCATCAGCAATATCATCATGTTTCCCTCTCGGATACCAAACCAGTTCTTCTTCCAGTATAGAACGATAAGGACACTGTTGCAAATGAAACACACTACCATTAGCGTAGCGTGGAATCAAACCCTCAATCCTTTCCTCTTTTGACTTTTCAGCTTTAAGTTCCACAATCGGCAGAAAAATATTTCTTCTCCTCATTTCATCTTTTAAAGCGTATTGAAGTGATTTTTGAAAAGCCACCAATTCAACCCCGATTTTTCTGGGATGAAATTCCTCCCAATTTTCAAAAATATATTTAATTATCTGATTTGGAAGTATCTGATCCCAAATAATGCTTCTTAAAAACCAATTATTAAACTGATCTACTGCTATAGTAACAAAAGCAGTTTTATCATTTTCTTTTTTGAGTCCGATTGCCGGATCAACTGTCGTAAAATAATTAAGATCACGGCTTCTAAGCTCATCTTCTAAAACCAAATTAAACCAATTAGGTTTAAATTTAGCAGTTTCAACCGGAACACAGTCATTCATGTACTGACTTGCAAACTCATAGGGTCCTTTTTCAACTTTAAGCTCCTGAAGATATTCCCTGGTAAATTTCTGGGGAAAAATTGAAGAAAAATTCTCCCCGGTTTCCAAACTGCCACTATAAGCCTGTCTGATCATAACAGCAAAAGATTTATATATTTCTTCAGGATTAGTTTCATCCAAAATCCAACCGTATAAATCATTCATATGCCAGCGTGTACCAATTACAATCATAACGCCATTGGGTTCAAGCAAATCAAGAGCGTCTTTATAAAAAAGAATCGTTTTTTGAATCTGTTCCGGAGTATTAACTAAATCCCTGTTAACAACGTCATCCATGATGATGACATCATAATGTTGAGATACTAAATTTCCGCCAATTCCATATGCCGTAACCGTTGCTTCTTTTCTGACTGATACGGCATCATCAGTCGGAACCGTAATCATATTTTCAGACCATTTTCTTGCATTTTTGGCTAAATTTCCAAAATGTTCCCTGAAGGTTTCATTATTTTGAAGATGTTTTTTAATCTGACCCACAAAAGAACAAGCCATATCATAAGTAGCATTAGCAATTAAAATTCTAACATTAGGATTTTCACCAATTCTCAAAAGCGAATATCCGGTAGTAATCATGGTTGACTTCAAATGACCTCTGGGAAATAATAAAAGCTTTTTTCTTTTACTTTTATCCATGACAAAAGTACACATTTCCCGATGAGAATCAGCTAATTCCCCGGCTTGAGCAACATGAAGAACTTCAGTATTAAATTTAAAAAGATCCCCGGTCAGATCCCGTCTTTTTATTTCCCTTTTAATAAGCTCCAATTCCACAATCCGATCAATAAGCTGCTCTTTAGTTTTATATTCCGGCATATTAAATATTCCCCACATGGGGATTTTTATTCATAATACGATCTATAGTATTTTCAGCCCGAACCGCATACATATTAACGGCATTAAGATCATATTTAGCTTCTCCTGTCGGCTTAAATCCGGCTCTAAAAACCCTATCCCCATAGGTCATTGTTAAAACTACACCTTCATCGGTCGGAGTTACCCCATATTTCCAACCATCCGGAAAATCAACCAGACTCATCCGTTTAACAAGAAGATCCGATAAAGCCATATTGTAAGTTCTAAAACTGAAGTTGCGTTTTTTTTCAAGAACATCTATATTCCTAGCTTTCTTCTCTTCTATTTTTTTTTCCTCTTCTGCCATGATCTCCCGAACTGAAGGAATAGATTTTTTCTCATTCTCCTGCCCCATAGCTTCCAGCTTTTCCATTTCTTTATCAAGGTCTTTTTTGGTTTTCATATACACACAGTATATCACCCCTTGACAACTTAACAATATGATCTATAATTAAAAATGGAAATAGATGATTAACCGTTTATTCTCTGGTTGCTCGCCTAATCATCGGCAACCAAGCAATCAGGGAACAAGCGGTTTTTTTATGCTAGAAGAAATCGGAATATTTTTTACCATCTGGATAGCATTAATCCTTTACCACTGGCAGGAGGATCATGAATAAAATCGTATCCAATTGCTGCCACGCACCAGTAACTCTACAAAAAAAGGTAGTTGCAGGAAATATGAATTTCTGGTATGTTTGTAGTATGTGTCATTCATATTGCAATTCCATAAAAGTTTCTATAACCGATGCACCTCCCCCTACCCCCCTATCCGAAAACCAGCGTTTTTTTCAACATTTATCAAGACAAAAAATAAAATTCAATTAATATGGGCAATTTATATACACATATAGTTCCACATCATAATACCTATCTTGATATTCTCCAGAAATTAAAATTTGCTTGGAGAACAAACCCAAAAAACTATAAATTAATAGAAAAACTTCAAATTGAACTCAATCAAATAAAAAAACCTAAATTAGGAAAGAAGAAATTAACTTCTTCATTTGATTGGGTAACACAGGGGCAAAAGGCTATACCGACAGACGGTAAATAGAGCACATTTAATTTAAAATAGATCTACATAAGAACCATCACTGGAAAAGATGTAAACCCACTGGAGTTGAAAAAGACTCAGACAGATAGTGCGTGTATTGTGCTTAAATTCCGGTAAGTGCAGGGTAAATAACCAACCTAAATCCGGCAGGGGGGGGATTTAATTTCTTTTAACACAGGGGCTAAGGCTACCCAACTCCGGTAAATAGAAACTATAGGATAGTAAAAGTTAGAAAAATATATAGCGGATTAATTCGGGATAAGAACTTAATTTAAAAAAACAAACTTTGGGTGTATAGGGGTAGTAGATATACTATGATATAGTTAAGTAAGTTAATTTAATTATTTAAACGATAGACATCGCACAATGTATAATGTACGATGTTTATATTATTATGGGATTATTTCAGCTTCAAGTGAAGTAAGCTTATCATGTAATTGTTCAGTAGTTAAGTTATGTAATTCTTTAATATATATATTAATACTATTATCATTATTATCATTATTATTATTATCTTTAATATAACCTAGTAATTTATAGGATAACTCTATACCTTTTAGAGCATCACTATTAGTAGCTTTAATACCTAATCCCGATTTAATACTAGTATTTAACATAGCTGATAAACTTATCTCATCTAATCCAGCCTTAGCCAACACCTGCTTGATTTTGTCATTATTCATTAGTCTACTACCCGTACTATCAGCACTTATAGGACTATAACCTGCCATTTTAGCACTATTAGTAATATTATTACCGGCAATTATATTCTTAACAAACCTTGATTGTTTCGGAGTTAATTTATTCATGTGTTAATTATATCACGATATAACAATATAATTTTTATCCTTGACAAGGATACGCACACTATGATACATATATTTTTGGAGGATACATATGAACCATGCAATCATGAGCCAACCGGAGGCTATAAACCCGGATAATATAAACTATTTACCCATTGGTGAGCTTTGCAATGAGTGTAATTCCATTGTTGAAGTAAAGCTTATTCAAACAAAGCAAGGGAATGTTTGTTCTGATTGTTTAGATAGTCTATTTAAACAATGCTGTCATTGTTCTGAATGGGATTATAACGATATCATGATTCAAACCCATGATGGGGATTATTTTTGTCAGGATTGTGCTGATGAGCAATTATCACCCTGTTATCAATGCGGAGAATATTATCAATCTGATGATATGATCATGGATGTGGATGGTAATATTATTTGTCAGGATTGTATCGATAAATATTTTTTTCAATGTTCGGATTGTGATCAATATTTTAATAATCAGAACTCTTTTACCTATCAATTATCAAACGGTGAAACAATTTGTGAGCATTGCATGAATAGTGGAAATTATTTTACCTGTAGTAATTGCAATAAGATTTTTCATAACGATAGTAATTATTGTGAATATTGCGAGGCTGATTATTGCTTTAATTGTATTAATGATCATGGATGTGAACATTCAAACCATGAGGTCAATATATCTCATTTTCATATTGGAGATAAACCCGGACAGATAATTACGGACAGGCGGGAATTTGGCATAGAATTTGAAGCTGAGAATGGGGACCAGGACAATATAGAAGAGCTTCCGCTCGGATGTGGAATTACTGATGATGCGAGTCTGGATAGCTCCGGAGTCGAGATACAAACTCCACCAGCCAGTCTAAACGCCGGTGAAGCTATAGTTTTTAAAGTATGCAAAGCTTTGAAGGATGCGGGATTTGAAGCTACGGTATCATGCGGGGCTCATATACATTTAAACGCTCGGGATTTCCGGGACAATCCGGAAAAGTTATCCCAAGTTCTTCATACTTATTATGCTATTGAGGATTTAATATATAGCATGATTCCGGAGTCGAGATGGAATAATTCATATTGCAAAAGACTTTCAAAATCCTATAGTTATAATTCATTTACGGATATGATCACAAGTAAGGAATTTGAGAAAAAATGGTACATGTCAGATAGTGAAAGCGACATTGCGGAATACAAACAGCAAAAGTACAATAATACCCGGTATAACGGAATAAATTTCCATTCTATATTTTATCGTGGGACCTTAGAGCTTAGACACCACGCCGGAACCATTAATCCATTAAAAATTCTAAATTGGGTAGCTTTTCACCAAGCAGTTATTGATTACGCTATCAATCGGTATAATCAGAAAATTGTTGCTAAACTATGGACCATGCCAACCGGGAAACGGAAATATGATCGGATAAGTAAGCTATTTAAGCTTCCGGAGAAATTACAGGAATACTTATTATCCCGGATTCAAAAATTCAATCCGGGCTATGATTTTAAAAAAACATTAACCGGGAATATCCCGGAGGAGGAATAAAATAATATGTGCGGAATATTTGGTTATATAACTAAAAAAAATACGAGATTGACATCCGGACAGAAGGATACCCGGAACCGGATTTTATCCGGATTGGCAGTTTCTATGGAATCGAGAGGCGATGATTCAACCGGGATTGCCGGGATTGATCAGGGCAATATCAAGCTATTTAAACGGGCAACATTTGCCCGGGATTTTATAACCCTGCCGGGATATAAAAAATTAACCGGGACCGGACCGGATATAATAATCGGTCATACCCGGTTAGCAACAACCGGAGCAATTAATGACATTAATTCTCATCCGTACCAGTTCGGGACCATTACAGGAGTACATAATGGAATAATTTCTAACTGGAAAGATATCAATCCGACAGTCGAGGTTGATAGCATGGTTATATTTGATGATCTGAATAAGACCGGAAATAATTTTATTAATACATTTAGTAAACTATCCGGGAACTTTGCGATAGTGTGGAACCATGCACCGGAATCGGATAGTTTATATATGGTATCGTCCGGGAATCCGCTATCACTAGCCCGAATTCCGGAGCTTGATACAATATTTTACTGTTCGGAGCTTAACTATTTACTTCCGGTCATTACAGTGACTACAGGATTGAAGGGTGTCAATTATTGGGAACCGAAAGAAAATACCGTTTATAAAATAGAATCGGGATTGAAGATTAGAAAATTTAAGGTCAATTTTAAACCCGGTTATATATACGACTATAAAAATTATCAGGCATGGGACAATTACCGGGATGAGTACACCGGACCGATACTTCCGGAACCGGACAACAACCCGGCTTATACCCTGCAAGACACCTTATTATGGATACAAGAGGCGGATAGTTGCGAGTCCTGCCTTAAACCCATAAACGGACAGCCCTTCTATTACAATAAGCCGGGACAGTTCGGAGTCTGTTTGAAGTGTGCTAAAAAAATGCATATCAACGGACATCGGGATTATCAATTTTACACCCGGGATAGTATTGACACCTTAAGATAGCTTAAGGTGTCCGGTCCCGGTCCTCTTGCTTCGGGAGTAGTAAGGGGACCGGAACCGGATATATTAATCACTCCCATTACTCCCATTACTCCCATTACTCCCATTACTCCCGGACAGGATGTTATATAGTCTTATAAATAAAATAAGCCATTGTAGGGCATTACAGAACCCTAAATTTTATCCGGTTAGAGGCTAGTCAGGCATAAAACCCGGAAATCGGGCAATGATGATAGACACTGGGACCGGGCAATCCGGGCATTGTAGGGCATCACAGGACTTTAAATTATGATTATAGATATAATACTCAAGTATAAAATCTCCCTTCGGTTTTATCCGGGACAATTCCGGACAAAAATTATTGATACTATGGGTTATTTATTTGTAAAATTATCATAGGACACGAGGGAGAATATATATAAAATAAAATAATAATAATTTGCTGAGGCGAAACTTTGGACGATTGGATAAAATCCAAAATTTCAAACTTATAAAACCAGAAAATATTTTCAAAATTCCCGGGATCGTGAGGCAAAATATTTTTGCTTTTGAAAATGCCTGAAAATAAGACAGCCTCAAAGTTGAAGCTATTTTGGGGTATTAAAAATTGGGGGGTTGACAACTACCCGCACGATATGATACAGTTCTAATTAAGGAGAATACATTATGATCACAGAACAGCAAATTAACAGACAACTTCAGAAAACTCTCAAGACATATTTTAGTTTGGAAAAATCCGGGAGGCATGAACTGGCTTTACAGGTTCTTAGGACCGGAAGTGAAATAGCTCAATTACAGCTAACCATGACAAGGCTGGAAAAATTCCCGCCAATTTGTCCGATTTGTAAAAGGCGTATCACAGATAAAAACGAGCAGGAATTTCTTAGCCAGATCGGTGAGTGTATGTCCTGCGATCACCTGAGAGGAGATATATATGAAATCAATTAACATTTCGTCAACTTATGATTGGGCAATGAATTACCTTGCATACTGCGTCAAGAATGGCTGTCTGGATGAATCAGAGATAGTAGGCTTGTCGGAAAAAGAAATCATTGACTTGGCTAACTGTCTGGAAGCCAAAGCCGATATGGCTTATGACGCATGGAAAGATGAACAACCTAATTAAAAATACCTATATGGGAGAAAAATATGATTAATAAAGGAAAATTTGAAGGAACTGTTTATAAAAAATTCGTATCATTTTCTAAAGCTGTTTTATGGAAAGACAGGCAATTATCATTATCACTTCCCATAATGGCAGTAATTAAGAAAAATAAAATAGCCACAGCCGAATTCATTGATCATATCAAGGCTGAGAAATGGATATTTAATACGGATGAAATTATAAAATATGGTAAAACTAAAACAGTTGGACAGGAGCCGCAATGGTACTTTCCGATTGATATAGCTAAAAAGGAGGTATATGTTTGAAAAAATAAAAAATATATTCCGGAAGAAAAACTCTATGGAATTGAAAATAAATATGCTTCATCAAAGCAGTATTACGACTAATGAGCATCTGATAGCCATAGCAAGACTTTTATTTATTAAGCCGGAAAATCTATATAGGGAATCCAGAAATATCAAAGCTAATGCCGATTATGCCATGAAGCTAATAGAAATCATGCAGAAGAAAGGAGAAGCAGATGAAAATAAAGGAGATAACCTACAGTCTAAAAAAAGGACTGCCTAATTACAGCTCAGTATCAGCCGGAATGACTGTTGAAGTCATGGAAGGTGAAAATCTACAGACTGTATGGGACAAACTTAAAAGTGAAGTTAATGCACAATGTAATGAGGATCCGAGTTGGATAAATGTTAAACAGGAATTTGAAATTCCAAAGGAGAAAAAATGATTTTTAAAAAAATACTTTTAAATTTTGCTTTAAGAATAGCATTAATAACTATTAAAAATTATAAAGATGCGGATAAATGTTTAAAATTAATTGAAGAAGAAGTAAATAAATTCTTAAAAATAAAGGGGGTGAAAAAATATGAAACATTATAAAAAAATGAATGAAAAAGAATTTGAACAAATAAAAACACTTTTAAAAGTTGGAGTTACACACGGTCAAATAAAAAAAATAACTAATAGATCATATGATGTCATAATTAAGATTAGTAAATCTGAAAATATGGCTCAATATTTAGAACTTTATAAAAAACAGAATGTGAAAAAATCGACTCAGGAAATAGAAAAAACGGACATGGAAGTCAAGACCGATGCCCGTTTTGAATATAGATTACTGAATAGATTAGATACAATTATATCACTTTTAAATAAAATTAACAATTTTGAAAGGCGGTGAAAATAAATGGGTGATTTAAAAAAATGGGCAAGAGATAATAATCCGAACTTGAGATTTGAATCAGGGGAATCAATAGTAGTTTTATACCGGGGACATAAAGTAATACCTGACGCTTTTAATCCGGGTAAAGAAAAAATTCAATATGAATTTGAGATTGAAGGAAAAGTTAAATATTGGAGTAGCGGTTCCGGAAAGGTAGCTGAATTTTTTGACAAAGTAACTCCCGGTGATTTCGTAAAAATTACGGCAACCGGAGAAGGTATGAAAAGAAGATATGATCTTGAAGAATCAATTGATGATTCTGGCACATTAACTAAAAATGAAGCTAAAAAAATATCTGAGGAGATGGCGGGATAATCCCCCCCTCCTTCCTATAGAAAAGTTGAAATTAAATGATACTTTTCTATAAGGATGAGGGGTAAAGCTGGAACATTTACCCCTCAGATACAACCGGGTATGGGATTTACTATATTAATCCTCAAATGGTTCATATTGTATCTCCACACCCATACCCGGTTTTATCTATAAATATAAATTAGAAATTAATAGAACTTTTATAAAATATTCCGAAAAAATCATGTTAGATTGCTGATCCTGACGGTAAGCAGGGTCAGCAACTTGATATGAAATATAAAAATATTTAAGGGAGGTGAAAAAATATGAAAGAAGCTAAAATTTTTAACTGGATGGCTTTAATTTGGACAATATTGGGATCAATATTAGTAATACAAGAGAATACATCTGATATATGGGGTTATATATATCTTGGAACATTAATAACTGCCCAAATATTAGCATTAAAAGTAATTGATAAGCAGGAAAATAAATAATTTTTTAGGAGGTGATAATAATATGATTAGTTTTTATCATACAACTTTAGAATGGATATTATTCGGGGTAATTATTGGGTTTTTTGTAGGGATTAATTCGTTTAGTAAAAATAAAAAAAGCTAAGCATTGTTGGGAATGGGCATCTAAGGGCTTAACCCCTTAGACGAATATTTTAACATTAACTGTTAAAAAATTCATCTGATAGGTTAAAAATAAACATACTATGACAACAGAAGAATTATTTAAAGAACTGGAAAAGTTGATATTAAAATACAATGGCATAAGATGTAAGGATAAATATTGTTTTTGTAGTTGTTGTATGGTTTGGACTTATTATGACAAGCTAAAGGAATTTATATTAAATGAGTTTAAGGAAAAGGAAAATAAAAAT